CACCTTGTGTCGGTTATATCATATTCCTTTATGGAAGTAAGATACTCACTAACCTAGAGTTAGATAAGTCCTGGTGTCGATTTATTCGATAACTGCTAAAGAACATTATTGTTCTTTCATATTGCAGGGTAGAGCAGAGGTAGCTTGCTTGGCTCATAACCAAGAGGTCGTGGGTTCAAATCCCACCCGTGCAACCAATTAAAATTCAGAACACAAATAAGTGTTCTTTTATTATGGAGTAAAGATATGAAAAAGGGAAAACAAAAGAAAGATAATTTTAATTTCTGTATAAAGTATACATGCAGAGATTGTCCCCATAGAAAGAAGTGTAAGCTATGAGATTTAAAATAAATAATCACGATTGGAAGATAGAAGAAAAGCCCGAGGAAGAATTACTTGAGGAATATCATAAAAGACAACCTAATGCTTATGCTTGCTTAGGACTAACATTTTATAAAGAACATAAGATATGGATTGCAGAAGAATTATGTAATGATGAAAAAATAAGAACACTAAAGCATGAACTAACACACTGTTATATATGGGAAAATGGATTTTATAATGTAGACTTTAATAATGAAGAACTTATATGTGATTTTATAGCAAGTTCTATTGATATAATCTATGAGATAGTAAGCAATTATTTTAATGAGAAACAAAACTCTAAATAGGAAGTGATAATTATGTTAAATGCAAAACAAGAAAAGTTTATTCAAAATATAGTAAAAGGTATGAGTCAAAGAGAAGCATACAAAGATGCTTACAAGGCTACATATGCCGATAAAGACATAGATAGTAAAGCTTGTAATTTGTTTAATTCGGACAAGGTACAGGCAAGATACAAAGAATTAATAAAGAAACTAGAAGATGAAGCTATTATGACAGCAGAAGAAAGAATGAAATGGCTTACTGAAGTAGTTAAAGATATTCAAAGAGAAGAAGCAAATATTAAAATGCCAGATGGTGAAGAAATATTAATAGGAATGAAAAATGCTGATTTAAATACAAAAATAAAAGCAATAGACACATTAAATAAAATGAGTGGTGTGTATATTACAAAATTAGAAGGTAAAGTAGATGTATCATATGAAGAAGCAATTAAAGAAGTAGCTGATTCAGATGAATATTAATACTAAAAAATATATTGAAAAATATGTAAAGATAAGAGATAAATCAGGAAAGATAATAGATTTTCAATTAAATGAACCACAACAAAAACTATATGACATAATAAAGACTCAAAAACAAGAAAATAAACCAGTAAGAATAATAATACTTAAAGCAAGACAAATGGGATTTAGTACATTAACTGAATCAATACTATTTAAAGAAACTGCAACAAAGTTTAATATAAATACTGGTATAGTAGCACATAAAGAAGAAGCTACAACAAACTTGTTTAATATGAGTAAAAGAATATATGATAATCTACCAGAAGGAATGAAGCCTACTAAAAAAGCTAGTAATGCAAAAGAACTTATATTTGATAACGATAAAGGTACAGGATTAAAAAGTAAGATCAAGTGTATGACAGCAGGTGCAGATGGTGTAGGTCGTTCTGATACATTTAATAACCTACATATATCAGAGTTAGCATTCTGGGGAAATAAAGCAAAAGAAACAATGTTAGGTTTAATGCAAGCAGTTCCTAATTTGCCAAACACAATGGTAATAATAGAGTCAACAGCAAATGGTTATGAATACTTTAAAGAGATATGGGATAATGCAGTTGCTGGTAGAAATGATTTTGTTCCATTATTTGTAGGTTGGCATGAATTAGAAGAATATAAAATGCCATATACAGGATTTGAATTAACTAAAGAGGAAGAACAACTAAAAGAAACATATAATTTAAGTCTAGAACAAATAACATGGCGAAGATGGTGTATTGCTAATAACTGTGGTGGGGATGTAGAACAATTTAAACAAGAATATCCTATGAATCCACACGAAGCATTTATAGTATCAGGAACTACAGTATTTGATAAAGAAAACATAATATTGAGATTACAACAATTAAGTAGACCAATTAAAACTGGTTACTTTTTATATGACTATGATGGAACAAAGATAACTAATATTCGATGGATGAATGATCCAAATGGATATATAAATATATATGAGAAACCAGGATTTTCAAAATATTGTATTGGTGGTGATACAGCAGGTGATGGTAGTGATTACTTCACAGGACATGTATTAGATGCCAAAACTGGTAAACAAATGGCAGTATTAAAACATCAATTTGATGCTGATTTATATGCAAAACAAATGTATTGTTTAGGAAAGTACTATAAAGATGCATTAATAGGAATAGAAGCCAATTTTGATAGTTTTCCAATAAGAGAACTATTAAGACTAGGATATCAAAACCAATATGTAAGAGAAAAACTTGATGAGTATACAGGGAAAACTGAAAAGAAATTTGGATTTAAGACTACAAGTATAACAAGACCAACAATACTATCAAATTTAATAGAAATAATAAGAGAACATATTGAACTGATAAACGATAAAGATACACTTGAGGAATTGCTAAAGATAATCAAAAATGAAAGAGGTCGAATAGAAGCACCTGAAGGTGGACATGATGATCAAATGATGGGATTAGCAATAGCATATGAAATACGAACTCAAGTAATATTCGATATAGAACCAATAACAACACCATTTGAAACATTCTTTGGTGAAGAAGAACCAATGAACGATTATGGTGAAAAAATAGATATTATTTAAAGGAGGATTATTATGAAAAAAAGAGTTTATAGAGAAAGATATTATGGTACAGCAGTGGAAGAGGTTGTTCCAACAAGTAAGAAAACAAGAGGTAGAAAAAAAACTACAAAAGAAGCAAAAAAACAAACAATGAAAGATAAAATTAAAAAAGCTCTAAAGAAAAATAAAAAAGGTGATAAATAATGGAAACTGTATTAACATGCACTGTATTTGGTGCTTTTATTGTGCTTTCTTATACTTTAGGCTTAAGAAATGGTCAAAAATTAGTTAAACAAGAAGAAATAGAAATGCCTAATCCTGTAAAAGCAGTTAAGCAATCAATAGAATTAAAAAAAGAAACTGAGATATTAAATGAGTACCAAAAACTATTTGATAATATTGATAATTACAATGCTCCAGGATATGAACAAAAGGATGTGAAGATAAATGAATAATGACATTAATTCAATTGAAGATATAGAAAAAACTGATTTATGGAATTTGTATCAAAGAGGTGTTGATTATAACAAATTAGTACAACTATATCAAAAAACAAATAAATGCTGGAGGTATTATCATGGTGACCAATGGAAAGGTTTAAAGAGTGGAAATATTGAACCAGTAACCTATCCAATAATTGAACCAATAGTGAACTATAAAGTAGCAACAATAAATCAAAACTTATGGGGAATTAATTATTCTAGTGAAAACTTTGATGATATTGAAACTAGAGAAATTTACACAAAAGCATGTGAGTTATTAAATAAAAGAGTTGCCAGATTATGGGAAAGAGATCAAATGGATTATAAAGTTCGTTTAACTTCAAGAGATAGTGCAGTTGTAAGTGAAGGTGTTGTATATGTTAAATATGATGATGAAACACAAGATCCTACAAATGAACTATTAGATAATACAGATATATGCTATGGAAATGAGAATTCAAGTGATATTCAAAGTCAACCATACATAATAGTAAAAATTCGTAGACCAGTATCTGAAATAAGAAAAATGGCTCAAGAATTAGGAGTTGAAAATGAAAAACTTGAATATATAGTTGCAGACCAAGAGTTTAACGAACAAGCTGGTGATGCATCAATTAGAGAAGTTAATGATCAAACATTATTATTAATTAAAATGTATAAAAAAGATGGAACAGTTCATTTTGATATGGCTACTCAATTTGTAGATATTCAAAAAGATAAAGATACAGGATTAAAACTTTATCCATTAGCACATATGGTATGGAAAGAAGTTAAAGGATATTCAAGAGGTGTAGGTGAAGTAGAATATACTATACCAATACAAGATGAAATAAATAAAACATTAATGAGAAGATGTTTAATTGTTAAAATGTTTGCATATCCAAAAGCAATTGTTAATTCAAAAATGATTAAGAATTATAGAGATGCAGACAAAGTAGGAGTCACATTAAGAGTAGAAGATAACACTGTAGAAGATGTAAAAAAAGCATTTACTTATACTACACCATCAAATATGGCATCAGATGTTAATCAACTACAAGATGAAATGATAACTAAAACAAGAGAACTTAAAAATGCCAGTGAACTTGCTACAGGTAATGTTAATCCAGAGAATGCTAGTGGTAGAGCAATATTGGCAGTACAACAAGCATCTAATCTACCATTAAATGAGCATATACTTGCAGTTAAAACATTTATTGAAGATTTAGGAAGAATATATCTAGACATGTGGACTACATATGCTGAAGATGGTTTAAGAATGATTGATAAAGAAAAAGATAAAACAACTGGTAAAGAAAAAGATATAGTGGCAAATATAGCACAATCAGTGTTAGAACAACTAAAAGCATCATGTAAGGTAGATATAACACCTAAGAGTCCATATGATAAGATGGCAGTAGAACAAAGCCTAGAAAACTTATTAAAAGCAGGTTTAATAGACTTTGAAGAATATACTAATGCATTAGATGATGATTCAGTAATGCCAAAACAAAAACTATTAGATATTATAAAATCTAGAGAAGAAAAGATGAAACAAATACAACAAGATAAATTACAAGCAAATCAAATGATAAATAAAGCAAATAATGTAATAAATGCAGCTAATGCTTTAGAACAAACAAATATGGTTAATCAAGCTACTCCAATGTAGCTTTTTTAATGCTCCAAACATTGTATGAGGATAAAAGAATATGGAATCTATAGTCGACAGACTTTAAATGGGAGGAAAAATGGAAGAAAACGAAATGTTAGAACAAACTAACGAAACTGAAAATGTAGATACTCAAACTACAGAAGAAAATGGGGAAGGTATAGAATTAACTGATACCACAGAAGAAGTAGGGGAAAACGAAGAAACAACCGAAACTGATGAAACAGAAGAAGTTAAAACATTTACTCAAGAAGAAGTAGATGAGATAGTTAAAAAAAGATTAGCTCGTAAAGATCGAGAATATCAAAAAGAACTATCAAAGTATAAAGATGTAGAAAATGTCTTAAATGCAGGACTAGGAACTCATAGTATTGAGGAAGCTGGTACAAGTTTAAGAGATTACTACAAAGAACAAGGTGTTGATTTACCAGCACCAGTGAAACCAGGTTTAAGCGATAGAGAATTACAATTGCTAGGTAATGGTGATGCTGAAGAAATTCTAGAACTAGGTTTACAAGAGGCTGAAAAAGAAGCTAACAGATTAGCTCAATTAGGTCGTGAAAACTGGAGTGCTAGAGAAGAAGCAGAATTCAATAAATTAGCTTCAAAATTAGACTATGAAAAGAAAAAAACAGAATTAAAATCTATCGGTGTTAGTGCTGATATATTAGATTCGAAAGAATTCAATGATTTTGTTAAAAAGTTTAATTATAGAACTGATATTAAAGATATCTACAATTTGTACTCAAAAGCTGAATCTAAAAAACAATTTACTAAATTAGGAAGTATGAAGAATACAGTTCCTGAGAAAGTAGAAAAAGAATACACATCAGATGAAATAGATGCTTTAACATTAGAGGATCTAGATGATGATGCTGTATGGAATGCTGTCAGAAAAGCAATGACAGGTAAAAAATAAAAAATAGAAAGAAGGAATTAAAATGAACGATGCAAAACAAACAATTTGGCATAAAGCCTATGAAAGAGCATTAAAGACTATCACTTCATTAAGAAATCACTGTGATTTTAAATATGAAAAAGATGCTGAAAATGCTGACACTGTAAGAATTCTAAATGCAGTAAGACCAAATTCAAGAGTATATGTACCTGGTGTAGGTATAACAAGAGATGCTGTAGCTAGTACATCTCAAGACTTAAAAATTGATTATTTCACATATTTCAATGTAGGACTTGATGATGTAATCAAAGCTCAAACAGTTCCAGGAGCATTAGAAGCTTCTGCTGCAGAAGGTGCTTTAACTTTATCTGATGATGGAAATAGATATGTTGCTAAGAAAATTAAAGATGCTTATGAAAACAGTGAAATAGCAGGAATCAATGCATTTACACCAACAAAAACAAATGCAATTGAAAAAACAGAAGATGGATTAGAAATTCTTTACACTAACAATGTAAAAACTTCTGAAAAATTATGGTATGAAGTTTGTCCAAAATTACATAAATATATTAGACCAAATCTAATTGAAGTATTAACTGACAATGTTGAAATGGCTAAAAAAGGTATTGTTGGAACATATGGTAATGCATACATTACTATTGAAAACTTATTACCAAAAGGAAACCCATCAGCTTATGCTAAAACTACTGATACTGAAGTAGACTTAGCTAAAACATATTTCACTAAATCTGGTGATACTTATACTAAAGTAGATTCACCAGCTAAAGCAGAATTAAGCAACTATTATGAAGCTACAACATTTGGTGTAGTTTATAACATTATCAGAACTTCTCATGCAGTAGCATTTATTGAACAAATCAAGAAAACTAAAGCTTATGAAGTACAAGATGGATTTGAAGATGCTGTTAAAGGATTATATGGATGTGGTGCTAGAGTAGTTAGACCAGATGAAATCGTTATTATCCCAACAAATATATAGAATTCTTATTATAGAGCCTTAGGGCTCTTTTATCGTGGGAATAGCTGTAGGGTGGTGCAATTCCATCCCCTGCGACCTAAGAAAGGAAGATTTAAATGTCAAAGGCAAAAGAAAAAGTAGAATACTATACTATTAAACCAAATTTAAAACAAATTTATGGAAAGAAAGTATCTAAAGATACAAAGTTTACTGAACAAACTGAAGATGGTAGAGTTCATCAAACATTTGAAAATTTAACTTTAACTACTACTATTAAATCTAAAGTAGAAAATGCTGGATTCACTATTGAAGAAGAATCTAAAGTTACAGTTAAAATGCCAGAAGGTACGATATTAGTTTGGGATGAGGGTGAAGGTTTTATTATCCCACAATGTCAAATGTGTACATTAGATGAACTAGCTGAAGAAATAAAAGACATAGATGAAATTTATAATAATAAAGAATAGAGGTGTAATGTATGACACTAAAAGATGCAAAGAAAAAAGTATTAGCATTAATTGAAGAATTAAATCCAGGACACGATTATTTAACAGAAGATCCTGATATATCTACAAAGATAAATTCAGTATTTAATCAAATACAAACAGAATTAAGTAGATTAAAGAAAATTCCTGCTAAATATGTCTATGATATAGCAACTAATGGTAATACACTTTTAATTAAAAATATACCAAATATATATCAATTAGGTAATATAGAAACAGATAAATATACTATAAAAGGTGATATGGAAATAATATTTGAAGATGGATTAGATGAAGCAACAATTTATTACTATAAATATCCAACTTTAATACCAGAAACAATAACACCACAAGAAGGTGAAACTGAAGCTGAAGCAAGTGCAAGAATTGATAATACATACATATTTGAACTAACAGAGGATGTTCTTGAAATAATGCCATATGGTGTGGCAGCTGATATTCTTAAAAATGATATGATAAGCAATTATGGTAAATATTACGATGAAAGATATAGAATGCTAATGCAAATGATAGATTCTAGAACTACATCTGGATTAATAGTTGCTGAAGGAGGATTAGATATCTAATGGCAAGTATTGAAGGTATCAAGACAAGAACATATCAAAACTTTAGAGGAGTAGATTTTTCGAATAGTAATGTACAATCACATAGAAGTCCATTATCAATAAATATGTGGAAAAATTATGAAGATAGCAATGGCACATGCATAGAAACAAGACCAGGTATGAAATTGCTAGAAACATTTGGCAATCAAATATTTGGTCTGTTTTTTTATAAAGTTTTAAGTAATACACAAGTATTGTTGCATGTAGGAACTAAATTATTAAAATGGACTAATTATCCTACTACACCAGCAACAACAACTGAGTTGTATACAGGATTAAATCCATCTAAGAGCCAAGCATTTGTATTTGATAGTATATTCTTCTTAAAAGATGGAATAAATTACATTGAATACGATGGAACAACTTGTAAAGATGTAGTTCCAACAATACCAATAACATCAATTGGTAAAAAACCAACTGGTGAAATATACAATGATAACTATGATACAGTATATCAACCAGTAAATGTATTAACACCAAAAAGAAAAAATGGATTTGTAGCTGATGGAACTAGCACAGAATACTATCTAGATACTACTGATTTAGATCCAGTAAGTACATTTGTTATGACAGCAGAAGTAAATGGTATAACAAAGCTTGAAACACAAGATTTTAGTGTGGATAGAACAAATGGTGTAGTCACATTCTTTGTTGCACCACCAGCACCACTTGAAGATGGTGAAAGTAATGTATTTATTACATTATCAAAAACAAATTCAGATCATACTGACAGAATCCATAAATGTAATTTATTATGTGAGTTTGATAATAGAATATTCTTTAGTGGAAATCAAAACCATCCTAATGCAATATTTCATAGTGAATTAAATGATCCACGATATGTAAAGGATACAGCATACTATGAAGATGGATTAGATTTAGCACCTATAAGAGTAATTATTCCAGGTAATAATGTGTTATGGGCAATTAAAGAATTAAATCAAAATACAACAGGTATTTACTATCATACACCTACGATAGATTCACGAGAAGGAAAGATATATCCAGGAGTAAGTGGAAGTATCAATATGGGATGTGTTTCTACTGGAATAAACTTTAACGATGATATAGTATTCTTCTCAAAAAGAGGATTAGAAGGTATAAGTGGAAATATTTATAGTGAACAAGTAATAGCACATAGATCAAGTATGGTAGATAGTAAATTATTAAGCGAATTAGACTATAAAAATGTGGAATTAGTTGAATATTTAGGATATTTGTTATGCAGAGTAGGTACTCATATATATTTAGCTGACTCAAGACAAAAATTTCAAAATAATACTAACGATGTAGAATATGAATGGTTTTACTGGGAATTAGGTAATAACATTAACTATATTACCGAATATCAAGGCAATTTATATTTAGGAAATAGTAATGGTGAACTTTATATGTTTAACCCTGAGCCTGATGAAACAGTAGAAAGTTGTTGGACTACTTCAAAAGATGATTTTGGCTATGAAGAATACATTAAAACAACAAATAAACGAGGTGGAGTAGCAACATTAAAACCAATGAATAATGATGCTATAAAAGTATCTACTATAGTAGATGGTGAATTAAGAGAAAAAAATACTTATTCTGATGAAAAAGGATATATAGCATATAGAATAAAAGATAAAAAATTTAAAGATATTCAAATAAAATTCAGTTCAAATAAACCATTTGGACTTTTTTCATGTACTTTACAAGGATTTATAGCAGGGTACATAAAACGATAGGAGGTTAATTATGACAGAGGAAGAAAGATATGCAAAAATCGATACAGAAAAAAATAATGCATTAAATAATGCTAATCAAATGTATCAAGGATTGATAGATTCAAATAGTAATTTAGCACAAACACAAAAAGATTATGTAAATACTTGGCAAAATACTCAAAATGAAATAGCAGATAAAAATGCTGCATATCAAGTAGAATTACAAAATCAAAATAAAGAGAAAGCACAAAAAGCATTTGATAGAGAAGCTATAGCAAGTAAAAATGCCTACTATGATTTTATTAATCCATATGGGGCAAATGCCGAAATACAAGCTCAAAATGGACTAAATAATACAGGTTATAGTGAAACAACTAAATTAGGTGCATGGAACACACAACAAAATAGAACAGCAAGTGCTAGATCTAGTTTAAATGATGCTAAATTACAATATGATAATGCCATTAAAGAAATAGAACTTAATAGGGATACTAATAAGTCACAATATGCATTAGAAGCACTAAAACAACAATTAGATATAGCATTAAATGAATATAATACTTCAAGTCAATTGCAGCAAGCTCAATTAGCAAATCAACAAGCATTAGATAGTGAATATAACGATAGATATAACACATTATGGAGTCAAATTAATACTGAAAAAGAGCAAAAAGAAGCAATTAGACAATATGAACAAAACTATGCTTTACAAAAACAACAATTTCAAGAAGATATTAGACAATTTGATGAGAATATTAAATATCTTAGAGAAAAAGATGCTAAGGAATATGAACTACAAATTAAAAAATTAGAAGAAGAAAAAAGACAAGCAGAACAAGCCCAAGCTAACTGGGAAAGAGAATATCAACTTTCATTAAGTAAAATGTATAGTTCTGGTGGAAGTGGTGGATCTAGTAGCAGTGGAGGATATAAAAAAGGATATATTTACACTGATTATTGGAGTGGTCCAATAAATAGTGATGCAAAATATGGAACATTTAGTACAAAAGATTATTATGGACAAAGTTATCAACCAAATAACATTGGTAAAGATAGCAACGGAAATGTTAAATATTTACAATCAAGTGGTAAGACAGTTGCACAAATGTATGGAACAGGAAATACTGGAGCATCAGGTGCAAATATAGATAACCAAACTGTATGGCAATATGGAAATAAATATTATGTATGGGATGGATCACAAAATCAATATATCAAAATGAACTGAGGTGATTTAAATGGCATTCAATTTAGGTGATGTAAAAAAGAATAAAATAAAAGTTCAAACTTTAGAAGAACAAAATGTAAAAAATTCTGAAATACAATTACCACAAAGAACTGTAGAACTTCCTTCTAAAAAGGAAACAATTTCTACTGAAATAAAACCATTTAGTAGTAATTCAATAGTTGCTATTAAAAAAGATAAAAAGAAAAATAAAAATATATCTCTGCCAATAGCAGATGATTTAAATAAGAAACCAACTAATTTACCTGTAATACCTAAATCTAAGATGCCAGCAAAAGATGATTCTAACCTTTTAACTGATATTGTGAATGCTGGTACTGATTTTATTGGTGGTGTTGCTGGGGATGTAGTTAATACAGGTGTTCAACTTGGTAAAGGTATTTTAGACTATGGTGAAGGTGCATTAGATACATTATTACAAGTTGGAAGTTCAGAAATTAATCCATATTATTGGTTTAATCCTGATAAACTAAAAAGTCACCAAAGTATTGCAAAAGAGTTAATTGAAAAGGATGCATCACAAGAAGCTTTAAATACACTAGGATATAATAAAAAATTATCAACAGGTAAAACAATACAGGAAACATTGGATGATAATTCTAATATTGTTAAAAGTGATAATAAGGCAGGTAAAATATTAGAAAATGTTGGTGAAATGCTACCTAGTTTGATGACTTATGCTAGTGGTGCTGGTGAAGCAGGATCACTTACAACAATGGCAATTCCATCATATGGTGGTGGAGTAGAACAAGCATATCAACAAGGTGGAACAAGAGGACAAGCATCAATGTATGGATTACTTAATGCTACGATAGAAGTTGCTACTGAAAAAGCATTTGCTGGTATTGGTGGTGTAATAGGTAAAAGTCCATTAGATGATGCAATTAAAGATAAACTAACATCTAAAATATCAAATGAAGCGATAAAAAGAATAGCAGAATTTGGCATTAATATGGCAGGTGAAGGTACAGAAGAAGTTTTAGGCGACTTATTACAACCATTGGCACAAAAAATTACATATGCTAATGAAAAAGATTTAAAAAAATTATATGAAGATCAAAATTATTTAGAAGATTTTGTGTCTGGGGCATTAAGTTCAGCAGTAATGCAAGGTATGACTATGCCTGTAAATAGCCAATCTACTGTTAAAAATTATAATAGTGAATCTAATATTGAAGATAACCAAGAAATTGTCAAAAATAAAGGTTCTCAAATCAACGAAAATAATGCTAATTTTAACGAAAATACTGAAAATAATACAATTAGTCCAGCTGATACAAAAACTCGTGAAAATAGCATAAAAGAACAAACTACAGCACCTGTTATGACAGATAATTCTACTTTAAATGAACAAATTACTCAAATGAGATTAAATGAACAACAAAATATAACAAAATCTCAAGAAAAATTAACTAATAAAGTAAATGAAATAGATACAAAAGTGGATAAATTATCTGACACAAGTGATACATTTGCTCAAAATAATAAAACGATAGAACAAAGAGTATCTGGGGATGAACTTTTAGATGCTAAAGATTTAATTGAAGAATTAAAATCTGTAGGTGCTAAAATAGATAATAATGGTTATGTTACTGTATATCATCAAACAACACCAGAAAATGCTACTCAAATTAGAAATACAGGAAAAATGATATCTAATGAACAAGATGTCTTTTTTTCTACTTCTAAAGAAGCATCACAATCTGATGGTAGAGGTTCTGAAAAATTAGAATTTAAAATACCAGCAGAAAAACTATTGTTAGATGATATATTTTCAGATAATGCTGATGTAAAAATATCTTTAAAAGGGCAAAAATCATTAGATATTTCAAATTATTTAGTTGATAATTCAGATAATTCAATTAAAAACAAACAATTTGATATTATTAAAGAAACAAATCCTATGCAAGATGATTATCATACAGGTATAAGAAGTGTAAATGATATAAAAACATTATCAGAAACATTAAATGATAGTGATTACGAAGGATATAACGAATTTAATCCTGATTTAACTAGACAAGATATAGAAAATGCTATAAAAAAAGGAACTATAACAGTGTATAGTTCTTATCCTATTGAAAATGGTGTATTTATATCACCATCAAAAATGGAAGCACAAAGTTATTCAGTTGATGGTAAAGTATATTCAAAAGAAGTAAATATAAATGATGTAGCATGGATAGATCCTACACAAGGACAATATGCTAAAATAAAATCAAATGTTGAAAACTATTCCAATAATTCAAAGTATTCGTTTGATAATCAAATTGATTTGCTAGTCAATAATCAATGGAATAATAATGCAAGCTTAATTTTATTTAAAGAAACTCCTAAATTATATCAAGAATTAGGTTTAAACAATAGAGAAATAACTGTTTCACCAAAAAAAATGAAAGAAATTATTTATGGAAATAAAAACCATATTGGTATTGGCATAGAAAATGCAAAGTTATTACCTAAAGCAATATCTAACCCATTAAATATAATTGAATCAACAACTAGAGAAAATAGTATAGTTGCAATTACTCAATTAGAAGATGCTAATGATAATATAATAGTAGCTGCACTACAAATAGATGGATTTGGTAATATAGAACTTGTTGATGCTAATAATAATTCATACATTCACACAAAAACAACAAATGCATTGTTAAGTTCCTATGGAAAAAATACTTATGATAATTGGATGGAAAAACATAAAGATAAAATTATATATGATAAAGATGATGGAATCATCAAAAAAAGAGTTAATGGAAAGTGGGTCCAATCCCCAAATGCCATTAACTCATCTATAAGCAATGGTACCACAAATTCACAAAAAAGTCAAATTGCAACACCATCAAAATATAATATGCAACAAAAAGTAAAAAATGATACTAAATTACCTACTAAAAAGAAACCTAATATTCCTACTAAAGATACAATTAATGCTAATAAAGAAAGTAATGTGTTAAAAATAGAAGCACATGAACTTTCTGATGAATTAAATAAATTAAAAGAAAGAAAATGGGTTTCTACTTCAACTGAGAGTGATGTATTAAAAGGCAAAGTGTTAATTGAAGATTTAGATGCTAGAAAAATAAATTATGAAATACAATCTAATAAAAAGACATTAGATAAAGCAAATAATAAATTAAATAGATTGGGTTATGAAGAAAGTGTTAAATACATTAAGCAACAAATAAATAGTGATAAAGTATCATTAGAAGATATAGTTTTAGCACAGAGAGTTCTTCAAGAAGCAGCTAAGCAAGGTGATACTGGACTAGTTCAAGATCTAGTAATGGATATATCAATTATAGGAACTGATTTAGGACAAAAAACACAAGCATTATCAATAATTAAAAAACTAACACCAGAAGGACAAATAAGTATGTTCTCTAAGATAGTTAAAAGAGCTCAATTAAGAGGTGAAAAATCATTTGACAATGTCACTATAACTCCTGAAATGGTTCAAAGAGTTTTAGATGCTTATGATAAAAATGGTCATTATGATCAAAAAGATTTAGATGCTAGAGTTGAAAGATTTAAACAAGATATAGCAAATCAAATGAAGACAACTGTTGTTGAAAAAATTGATGCATGGAGATATTTATCAATGTTAGGTAATCCTAAAACACATATACGAAATATGATTGGTAATATTGCTATGAAACAAGCAGTAAATGTTAAAAATACTATAGCAAGAACTGCAGAAACAATTTTGCCAGTTAAAAACAGAACAAAAACATGGAAAAATCCTACTTATGAAATAATGAATTATTCAGAAAAGACAGCAAAAGAAATGAAGGATATCATTACTGGTGAAAATAAATATAATGAAAAAACATCTTTAACTCAAGAAAAGAAGATATTTAAAAATAAAATATTACAAAAGATAACTGATTTCAATGGTAATGCTTTAGAGTTTGAGGACTGGTTATTCAGTAAGAGTGCATTTGAAGACACATTCAGTGAATATTTAACAGCCAATGGTATAAAAACAATGGAAGATGTTAAAAACAATCCTAAACTTATTGAAAAGGCAAAGTTATATTCTGTAGAACAAGCAGAAATTGCAACATTTAGGCAATATAGTAAATTAGCAGCAACAATGAATAGATTAGAAAGTAAAAGCAAATTTGGTAAATTCTTTCTACAATCTACAGTACCATTTAAGAAAACACCTATAAATGTTGCTAAAACTGGTGTTAGATATTCAACATTAGGTCTTATTAAAAGTTCAACATATGATATTTATCAAATGATAAATGGTAATATGGAAGCAAGCCAAGTTATTGATAATATTTCTCAAGGATTAACTGGTACAAGTTTAATGTTATTAGGATATGGACTTGCTAAAGCAGGAATCTTAACTGGTTCTGGTGGTGATAAAAAAGATGATAAATATGATAAACAATTAGGTAATACTGGTTATTCGTTAAAAATAGGTGATAATTCTTATTCAATATCTTGGTTATCACCAGTTGCAATGCCTTTATTAGTCGGTGCAAATGCATACGAACAATTAGAAGAAGATAAAAAATGGGATATGAATGTTGTCAGTGAATCGTTATCGAAGACATTAGATCCTTTAAATGAGATGTCATTTATGCAATCTGTGACTAAAGTACTAAGTTCTTATGATAGTGGTGTAGGAAAATTAGCAGGTATAGGTGAAAGTACAGCACAAAATTATGCAAGTCAATTCTTTCCAACTTTATTAAGTCAAATTGCAGCATTGACAGATGATACAAAAAGATCTACTGCAGTATCTAGCAATAGTTCATACAAATTTGGTGAACAAACAGCTAGAAGCATAATGTATAAAATTCCAGGTTTAAGACAACAATTAGAACCAGTCACAGACATATGGGGTAATGATAAAAAACAAGAATCTAATATCTTAGCAAGGGCATTAGGTTCTTTTATAATTCCTTATACACAAACAAGAGATATTTCTACTGCTTTAGATAATGAATTAAAAAGAGTATATAAAGAAACTGGTGAAAGTAGAGTAATACCAGGAATACCAAATTCATATATAGACTATAAAAACAATACTTATAGACTTTCAGCAAAAGAGTATACTGACTATAAGAAAACTTATGGTCAAACTGCAAGCAAAGAATTAAGCACTCTAATTAAACAATCTGCTTATAAACGAGCAAGTGAAGAAAGAAAAGTTAAAATGATTGATAATGTTTATAAATATGCAAAAGCACTTGCTAATGAACAATACTTTAATAATATTAAAGATGTAGATTATAGTAGTGATGTTTTAAATAAAGTAGATGCTTCTGGAAAAGATGCAGGTATTTATTTTGCAACTAAAAAATATATAGAAAAAGACTAGAGGTGATTGGTATGGATTATAGAGAAAATAAAAGAGTTCAAACAGCAGAAGAACTCAGAAGAATGTATGATTTTGAAGGTATATCAAAAAATAAAAAAGCAATTGAACTTGCAAGAGCTAGCTTAACTAAAGTAGAAGCAGAACAAGATAATATCTTAAAATCATTAATAATTAATTTATCAGATGTCATAGAGAGCCAAAGTGAAATATCACTTTGGTTTTATAATGGCATTCCAGATTTAACAACAGAACCAACAATATCATTCGATTCATATGACAATCATATAGGTGATTTCTATTATGATAGAGATACAGGTTATGTATATGAATTTTTAGAAGATAGTGGAACATATTATTGGGAAAGAAAAGAAGATACAGGTCTAGTTCAAGCAATGGCACTTACTAATGCTGAAATGGACACAGTAGATAATACGAGAAAAGTATTCTTTGATACACCAACAGTTCCATATGATAATGGTGATTGGTATATACAAAATGGTGATTTATATATATGTCAAATATCAAAAAATATAACAGAAGAGTATGATGAAAACGATTTTATAATAGCATCTAAATATACAGATGATACAAAGGCAAATGAGGTTGCTGGAAATCTTACTATCGTTGCTGGACAAGTGACTACAATTATTCAAAGTTTAGAAGAAATAGTCCAAACAATAGAAGAAGATAGATACTATATAGATGAAGATGGAAATCAACATTTAATAGCACAAGCAACATCAGAATTGAAACAAACTCTAGATCAATTACAAGCAGCATTTCAAATAACTGGTGGTCATAATATCATAAAAGATAGTATGGGATTACTAGAAGATGCAGTATGGGATGAACTAAAGGGTGGAACATATACACATGGATATGATGCTGAATTAATAGGTAAAGCAATATCTATAGCATCTAGATCTATTATGAATGGTAAACTTACAAGTAAATCAACAAATATAACTGGTTTATTAGTAGGAGTTCAACATACATTATCATTTATGTTGAGTAATGATGTTGATACAACAACAACAGTTAGATTAATAGGAAACTCAACAGTATTTGAAAGAACATTTGATGAAGAAATAACAATGGAAAAAATTGTATTCCCATTTATATCAGATACAACAAATTATGTATTAGAAATAGAAAGTTCGACACCATTATCTGGAAAATGTTATATCTATGATTTAATGTTAAATGTTGGTGATACAATGCCTTGGGAACCAGCAAGTGGTGAAATTATAGGAACAGTACTTAAAATGTCACAACAAGGTTTACAAATATATTGTACTGGTAGCGAAATAGCTACTTTAATGACATCACAAGGATTTCAAGTAAGAAGATATGCAAATGGAACTTTATATGAAATAGTCACAGAATTTACAAAAGATGGTTTTATTAGTAAAAAAGGTATTCTTACAGAAATGGAACTTGGTGGATATGCATTTAAAACAATAACAAATAATAATTTAAAAACATTAATAATTTATAAAGTATCGTGAGGTGATTAAATGGCAACATTAACAAAAGATTATCAAAAAATAGGTGAAAAATGGATAGCTAATACTGGCTGGGGTGATTTATATGCTAGAATCTATGCTAAATATAATAGTTATAATTCTAGTGCTGGAACAGTCAATATTACTACATTATTTCAACTATACTTATCAAATGGTAATGCTTGGGCTGGTGGCAACTCGATATCATTAGATGGTGCTTACTGGAGTGGCGATATAAACATAAATGGTGGCGAAGGTAATGTTCAAAACTTATTAACCAGTACTTATGATGTATCAACAAATGCTGATGGTTCATCTAAAGGATATACTACAACAGCATCTTATACAATCTATGGTGTTAGTGATAGTTTATCTGTATCATTTAATACTCCTACTGTTCCGAGATATGCAAGTATAAGTAGTTTTAGTGTATCTAAAAGAGATGAAACAAGTGTGACATTTAATTGGAAGACAAATGCTACTGTTGACTATGTTTGGTATTCAACTAATAATGGTTCTAGTTGGACAGGTTATAATACACCAGATGGAACAAGTGGAAGTTTCACAGTTAGTGGTTTAAGTGCCAATACTACTTATAATTTTAAAATTAGAGTTAGAAGAAAAGATAGTCAATTAAATACTACAAGTAGTAGAGTTCAACAAACTACATATAATTGGCCTTATGTAAGTGCTATAAGTACAAATAATCTAACTATAGGAAATTCACAAACATTAACTTTATATAATCCACTTTCAAGAAATGTTAGTGTTTATATGAAGAAAGATAATGCAAGTGGAACACAATTCTATTCAGGAAACACAACTGGAACAAGTATAACATTTACACCAGGTAGTGCAGATATGTATGCTAGTATACCAAGTGCAACGAGTGGAAATTGTGTATATTATTGTACATATTCAAGTCATACAGTTTCAACAAAGAGTGGAACATATTCAATAAATGCTGCTGATTGTAAGCCGACATTTGAGGACTTTGCATATTCAACAGATATGAGTTCTTTAACTGGTGATAACGATACCATAATCACAGGTAAAACAACATCAACAATTATTATAAGTTCAGCTAATAAAGCAATAGGTGTTAATAGTGCAACAATAGTCAAATATAGACTAGAATGTGGTAGTGTTAATCCTGTTGAATTAGAAGAAGATGAAGGAACATTAACAGGAACATTAGCTAATTGTGATGATAGAGTTTTAAAAGTCACTGCAGTAGATAGTAGAGGTTTAGAAACATCAGTATCAAAGACAGTGACAAATTATAAAGTATATTTTAACCCTATATATAATAATGCAATAGCATTAAGAAAAAATGGGGTTGATTCAGAAACAAGATTAAATTTAGAAATAAATCTATGGAAAGAAAGTTTTGGTTCAGTTAATAATTCAATAACTGAATTGAAATATAGAACCAAAACAACAGATAGTGGTGCTTCATGGAGTAATTGGTTCACGATAAACATATCAGAATTAAGTTATGATGGTTCAATTGCTACTTTAGAAGATTACCTAGTTCATTTAAATGGATCAAGTGGTGGTTTCACGATAGGGATACCTTTTTATTTGCAAGTAAGTGCAAGTGATGAACTTGAAACAACATTAAGTGAATTAGTATATATTACAGATGGTAAAGTAGGAGTGTCATTGCAACAAGATTCCAATGGTAATTATCATGCAGGTATCAATGAGATGCCAGACAAAAACTATGGAGTAAACACTGATTCAATTAACCTCAAAGATGGAATATATTTGAATGGCACATTGCTATTCTGGGAGGAGTGAAATATATGAAAATAATCAAAATCGGGGGGGGGGGTTGTTATTTACTAACACCTCTTCTTCAAAGAAAGGGGGAAAGATATTTAATATCTAATACCCTTTTCGGAGGTGTACTATGAAACAACGAATCAATGAAAATGTTTGTATAGGTGCAAGTGATATTAGTTTAAGAGATTTAAAAGGTGATATTTTATTTTATGATGTTGATGGGCAAGAACCTGATATATCATTAAGTGCGAATCCATTAAATTATAAACAAATAAAAGTTTATGCTGCTTATTATGGTACTGATCCAGATAATAAAAATTATGGGTTATATGAAGCAACAGTATTTCCTAAAATAACTCCTTATGGTAGTATGCTAATTTCTTTAGCAGGGCAAAGCTGGGGCATGTATGTTTATTTTAGATTCGAATTACAAAATAACAAATTAAAAAAGATTGTTGTATCAGATATAGATGGTAATAATGGTTCGTGGGCGACTTGGTGGAATACAAATTATAAGATAAGAGTTTATGCAATAATAGGATATAAATATTGATTAGGTTTCATAAGTAAATAAGTATAATATGGCTTTAAAAATGAGTACAGAAATATTTGATTTAATATACCCAATAGGCAGTATATATCTATGCACACATGACACAAACCCATCAGTATTATTTGGTGGTACTTGGCAAAAGATGAGTGGTGGTTATTTATATGGATGTTCAAGCAGTGTAGGCAATTCTACCTATACAGGTGATAAAACACAATCACACACATTAACAATTAGTGAAATGCCTAGTCATAAACATAATTTTGAAACATATACTGGGGAAACAATTGGATGTTATGACAATGGTGGTAATAGTGGATTGGCTATCAAACAAAAAGGTTGGGTGTATGGTTCTTGTAAAATTACTGAAACTGGTGGTGGACAAGGACACACACACGATATTGCCTACATAGGTGTATGGGTATGGAAAAGGATAGGATAATTAAATATTGACAATATGTCGAAACAATATATAAATAAAAATGTATATATAAATGATAGTGATATACAATTAAAAGATTTAAATGGTGATATTCTATATAAGAATTCATCAGGTGCTTTAAGTGGAACATTATCTGACAATATATCAAAATATAAACATTTAAAAATAATAGCTAAAGGTGAAGGGGGATTAATGTCTAATGAGATAGACTTATCAATTGATTCAAAAGTATATTTTATATCTGCATATGCTTCAAGTGGTACTTTAGCATTTAAACATGTAGGTTTTATTTTTTCAGGAACATCTTTTAGTCAAAGTTCTAAAGGAACAAAATATATTCAAGGAACATCAGGTTTAACATCATCGTATGACACCAGTGATACAACTAATGTTAAAATAGTTGAAGTTATAGGATATAAATATTAGTTAGGAGGTGTAATATGGAAGGTTTCATTACTTGGGATGCACTAATGAATTATACCAGTTTTATAACAATAGTGTATATGGTAGTAGAATTTACAAAAGAACTTAAATTTATAAAAAAAATTCCGACAATGTATTGGAGTTTTTTTGTATCTGTTGGATTACTAATTATTACTAATGTAGCAGTAAACACATTTGAATTAAAAAGTCTACCATTGTATATTTTATCATCAATAGGAATAAGTTTAGGCTCTAATGGATTAAGTAATTTTAACGACAAAAAAAACAAGAAGGAGGATTAATATGTCAGATGGAAATATAGTATTGTTATTAGGTTTTCTAGGTTCAATTATAGGTTTAATGACACCAATTATAAAACTAAATACTAATATAACAAAGTTAACAGTGGCAATAGAAAATATTACTAATGAATTAAGAGATTATAAAAAGCAATTAGAAATAAATACTGATAGAATAAATGACCATGAAACAAGAATACAATTATTAGAAAAGAAGGTGTAATTATGTTTGAATTACATAGATTAGTAAGAAACTTGGAAACACATAAAATTGAGTGGCAAAATTATTATCAAAATGATGATATTGATATGATCTATAGATCAATAGAAATAAGTAATCTTGAAAAAGAACTTATAAAAGATTTTATTGGTTATGAAGTGTTATCATATAGAATTCTAATAGATGATAGAGTATTTGCTTTTGTAGATAGTAGTGAATATCAATTAGACTATATGAGGTCACATTATAACACAAATGAAAAATGTAAACCTAGATATACTTCTGATGAATACAATTTAGGTTATCAAAAAACTAAAAAGAAAAGAAAATAAAAAATACACAATAAAAGTGAAAATATTGTGATAAAAAAGTAAAAATGCACAGTGAACTGTGTTTTATTGTGCAAAAAAGGAGGGATTTTATGAAATGGAATAGTCCACATAAGTTTTTATTAGATGTGGATGGTAAATCTATGTGGGGAGGACAATGTGTTCATTTATTCAATGGATTTACTGCTGAAATGTGTAATGGATTTCAAGTAGGTTGTACTGATAGTAAATATGCTAAAGATATTTGGAATCAAAGACATACAAATGGTGTATTAAATTATTATGATGAAGTACCAGTAGATAAAATGGTAGATGGTGACTGGGCTATATACGATAATTGTGCTTATGCACCATATTCACATGTTGCCATGTTTAGAAAAGATAATGGTGATGAAACAGGAATATTCTTACAACAAAATGATTACAGACATCCTTTATCGACAGGGCAAGACACAAATCCTTATGCTGGAATAATGGGTGCTTTAAGACTAAAAGCATGGCATCAAGTTAATTCCAGAGTTAAATATTGTGGACATTTACAAGATATAGGATGGACTGGTTGGGTTGGTAATGGTGAACTTGCTGGAACAACAGGACAATCTAGAAGAATGGAAGCAATAAAAATAGATGCACCATTTGAAATAAAAGCAAAGGCACACCTACAAGATATTGGTGATGTAGATTATGGTATTATAAATAAGGATACAGTAATAGGAACAACTGGTGAATCAAGAAGATTAGAAGCATTAGCTTTAACTGGTGATTTTACATATAGAGTTCATATTCAAAACATTGGCTGGACTGAATGGAAAAAAGCCGATGGATCATGGGTAGGAACTAAAGGTCAATCATTAAGATTAGAAGCAATAGAAATAAAATAGACACTTAGGTGTCTTTTTTTTGACAAATTTCGACAAAAGTATGTGATATTATATACCCTCGAAAGAGAGGGTTTATGGAAGAAAAAAGAAAACTAATAAATAAATTTTTGATTGTATCGTTGATATATTTGTTTATTAAAATTATAATAATGGTTATTTAAAAAAATATATATAAATGTATATACAAATGTATTGACAAGATATATGTTATACTTTATAATTAATTTAGTACATCTTTGATCAACAAACTTTGAATCAATTTATTTTATTTACATAAAATAAAAAAGAGATACATTTGATATTACAGTGTCAGGTGTTATCTCCACATATTTTTTATCTGACATCTAACTTTATAAAAGTTAGATGTTTTTTTATTTTTTTAATATATCTGCTATTACAATTAATATTAGTAATAGAATTACTAAGTATTCCAATTGAATATTCCTTATTTTTTAATTTCATGCAGATCACCTCCTGTCATTCATAATTAGTTAAATTATAAATGTGGAGGCAACACCTAACTATCATACATATCTCTTATTTGCATTATATAGTATTTATATTGTTTAGTCAATACGATTTTAAAAAAATAACCGAACATATATTCTTGTTAGTTAAATTACCTATTATTTATAAAGTATTCCAGGCACACTTCAGGCACACTTTTTCTAAAAATATATAAAAATAAGTAAAAATATAAAATAACAAATCGTTGAAAAATAAAGGTAAAACGAATTAAGAAAAAGTAATTTTCAAACTCCTCAGCTCCACCAATATAAAAATAAACCCTTATTTTATAAGGGTTTTTAATTTGTTTATATGTTTCAGGCACACCACCAGGCACACTTTTTTAAAATTCTTTATCGATTATGCTAGTTATTTCTAGTAATTCAGACTTATAAAAATGAGAATAAACATCTAGTGTAATAGATACTTTACTATGTCCTAAATATTTACTTACTAATGTTATACTAGCACCTTTATTAATCAATAATGATGCACAACTATGTCTGAAATCGTGAACTCTGATATGTTTTATATTAGCAGTTTCGCTATACTTTAAATTATGATTTTGTATTGTATTTTCTCTAAATGGAACTGAATTTCCAAATACAAACCAGTCCATTTTGAAATCTTTAAATTTTTTAGCCTTATTAAACATCGTTTTAAGGTCATTTAAGACATTTTTAGGCATAGGTAGTATTCTTATACTATTTTTAGTCTTAGCACTTGATATCGTATAATTCTCACCTTTTATTTTAGATGTTAGAGTTTTAGTTATAGATAATTCTTTTTTACTAAAGTTTATATCATTCCAGGTTAAGGCTTGTAATTCACCTTTTCTTAATCCCATAAAGTATAATATTTCAAATAATGTATGCCATTCTAATGAATCAATAGCTGAATCAAAAACTTTGTATTCATCATATGTATAAAAGTCCATTTCTTTTTTTATACTGTCAACATTTTTAAAGTTAGTAATAAACTTTAATATATTGTCGGTAGTATCATAATATTTATTTGAATATTTAATTGTACTTTTTAATACACCTAAAATTTTATTTTTATATGAAACAGACAAATTTTTCTTTTCTAAATCTTTAATTAATAAATTTATATGACCAGTATTCAATGAATTAATCTTAACATTTTCAATTAACTTTAAATGATTGTATTTATCAATAATTTTAGAAATACTTTGTTTTTTTATTTCTTTTTGGTGTTGACACATGTATTCATTAAATGCTTCTTTAATAGTTATTGTAGAATTATTTATATTTTGCTTTTGAATTTCAATTCTATATAAAGCTTCCTGATCTTTAGCTTCTTTTAAATTCAAATATTTTTGACTTTTATAATCGTGTATTCTACCTAAAACATCTTTATATTTAATTCTAAAATAGTATTGCCTACCATCCTTGGTAGGTGTTTTAATTTTATAAACAGCCATATCAACACCCCCTTTATTATTTATTTTTTATAATCAGTTATTATTAATAATAAACCAATTATACCTGGTAATAAAAATCCAAACATTTCTACCAAATTTTTTGGAAAACCATTGCCATCAAGTGTACATCCATATAATGCAAAAATTTCTATGATAATTAAAAATATTCCAAAATTTCTTTTTCCATGTTTTACTTCATTTAAATTTTTTTTCATTTAATCACCTCCAGTATTGATTTTATATACTTATCTGCTTCATCTTCATATTTATTAATTTTAAAATTAAACAAATCTTTATCTATTTGATTTAATTGTGATAATTCAATATGAGCTAATTCATGAAGAATTGTTTTTCTTTTATTGTAATATGATAAATTTGAATTAACTATAATGGTATTAATACCTCTATAATTAAACACTAACCCATTTATAAAATCTGGTAATGAATCATACACAATAGTTGCATTATAATAATTTAGTAAATCTTGTTGTGTTATTTCTTTTTTTAATAAATTATATATATTCATACTAGCACCCCATATCTAGTACCTATACAAGCATACTATTCTTCCAATTGTTTATCTATTTCTTTTTTTCTTTTTTCAATAATAAATTTAATATAGTCTTTATCATCTTCTGTTAAAATATCTTTATTTTTACTAAAAAGTAATTCTAACTCATCAAATGAATTTTTATTTTTAGAAGAAAAATCTTCTTCAATTAAATCTTTAATATCAACATTGAGAATATCAGATAGTTTAATAACATCTTCCATAATGGGTGATCTTGTTCCATTTTCCCATTTTCCAATAGTTGAATAATCTTTTTTCATCATCTTACCGAGCTGTTCTTGTGTTAAGCCTTTTTCTTGCCTAATATGTTTTAAATTAAATGCAAAATTGTTATTCATACTATCCCTCCTTTTACAAGGATTATACACTAAATAAGACAAAAAGTAAATATTTTTAAGACAAATTGTCAAAAAAGTATTGACATAAGACAAATAGTCTTATATAATGGGTGTAGATAGGAGGTAATATGAAAGCAATTAACATAATAAAAGGAATCAGAAACAAACATGGTTTAACACAAGATGATATTGCTAAAATGCTTAATATGTCTAGACAAAACTATAATATTATTGAAAATAATCCAACAAAAGCAGATCTAGATAAAATATATGAAATATTTAAAATATTAGATGAACCTATTGATGACTTTTTATATGCATTAAAACAAGACTATATGTCTTACAAAGAAGAAGAAAAAGAAAATTAAAACATTCTAATTAAATCTATTCGGATATCTAATGAGGACTAGACAATTGGTGTAAATCCTTATACATCTCCTTTATTTTTTACTTCTAGTTCTCGTTAGGTATCTGAATTAGAAAGGAGCTAAATGAAAACCCAAGATGAGATACTTAATCAAAAATATATAACAGCAAAAGATATACAGAAGATCATCCCAGTAGGATATGCAAGAGCATTATCTTATATTGAAGAATTAAGGGAAGAAATGAAAGAAAAAAACTACTTTGTTCCTGATGGAAGAACTAAAGTAGCATTAACAAAATTATTTATAAAAAAATTCGGAATATAAAGGAGTTGAAAATATGCTTAAAGCAAAGTCAATGTGGGCATTTGTTGCATTAGTTTTATTATTTGCATTTCTTGCTCCAGTTGAAGATGAAAAAAAGCCAGAAGATATCCAAAAATCTGACTACATTATGAGTATAACATATGAATAAAAATTAGTCAAAATTAGTGTACTTATTTTTAGGACACTAACACAATTTAGTGTGCTAGATTTTAGCACAACAGTGTACTGAATTTTAGCACATCTATATAGTATATATATATAAATATATATATTATATATTAACTATACTAAATTTAACTATATAAAAGAAATAATAATAAATTATTATTTAGAAAAGTTAGTGTACTTATTTTTAGGACACTAACTAGAAAGGAAAGCACAATTGAAAAATTTTACTAGAATTAAAAATCAATTAATTATATCAGATATTAAAGATTCTGATTTTAGAATTTTAATTTACTTAATAGCTCGTTCAAAAGATGGTAAGTGTTTTCCTTCAATAAGAACTATGGCAAAAGAATTGCCAACATCTAAAGATACTATTAAGAAAAGTATTGATAGATTAATTGAAAAAGGAATTATTCAAAAAGAAAATAGAATAATTGGATCAGGAAAGAAGACATCTAATCTTTACACGATTAATGAAAAATATTTAATCGATGATTCAAAAGAAAAATTATATAAAAATCAAAAAGAAATAAAACTAGTTGATTATAACTGGTTAGAGGAGGACTAATGAAATTAAAAAAAGTTGAACAGACAGTACAAGAAATTCTAGAAAACAATTTAAAAGCTAGAAATGATAATTTTGTATTAGTTTATGAAGTATATCAAAAACTAGATATTCCAGTTAAATTTGAATTTATGGGATTAATGCTAGAACATAGCAAATATGGACTACCTAGTTTTGAAAGTATAACAAGAGCTAGAAGAAAAATAGTTAAAAATCATCCAGAATTACAATCAAGTAAAAAAATAAAAGAATTTAGAAAAGTGCAAGAAGAAGAATACTTTGAGTATGCACTTAATTAGGAGGATAAATGAAATATTTAACAGAAGAAGAATTTGATAATTATGCAATTAAAAAAGAAGAAGTTAATAGCTGGATTAGCAAATATTTTTCAAATACTACATCACAGTCAGATAAAGCAACAATAGGTGACTTAATAGGAATAATAGAAGATTTAGATGGTGAAATAGAATCTTTAAAAGATAAAATAAAGGATTTAGAAGAAGAAAGAGATGACTATCAGTCGATAGTTGAAAGTTGGGAATAGGAGGATTTATATGGAAGAAATAAAAGAAACAAAAAAACAAATAAAAAAAGAAGGACTACCTAGTTTTGATGAATTAAGAAAACTTGATTTATCAGAATATATAAAAAAAAGAGATAATGCTGATTATTTAAATTGGGCAGTAGTTAAACAATTATTACATGAAAATGGTGCAAAAAAAGTTTATTTTGAACCAATACAACAACCAAATGGTTCATCACTAATAATGTGTGATAAAGAATTTAAAGATTCAAAAGATAATATTAATCGAGTATACGAAACAAGAATAAAAGTTGTTATTGATGATTTGGTATTTGAAATGCAAGGACCTGTAATGAATGGTGCAAATCCAGTAAAAGATAATTCAATGAGTCAACAAAGACTTTGGAATAGTCAAACAAGATTATTTGTAAAAGGTGTTGCTATTCATACTGGTTTAGGATTTGATTTATGGAGTCGTATAGAGGCAAAAGAAGATGAAGAAAATATTGAGGAAGATTTATCAAAACACAATATCATGAAAATTGCTGAAAGAGTCAAAGAAAAAATAACTTTAAAAATGACAAAAGGATTAACTTTTGAAGAAGTAGCTGAAAAGCTTAATACCGATTCTGATGGATTAAAAGCTTATTTAAGTTATTATTCAATTTTAAATAAACTAGAAAAAGCATTAGATAAACTTGATTAAGAATAAAGATAGAAGTGGATATATAGGTGCATCTGATACTAAATATGTAATTGGAAATTGGGAAACTAAAACATTTAAAAAATGGTGGTTGGAAAAATTAGGTGTTTCAACAGAACATTTTGATAATAAATATACTTTAGCTGGAACCAACTATGAACATAAAATTATCGATGCACTTAATATACCAGGAATAGTAAAAGATAAGCAAATAATAATTGGAAGATTAAGGGTTAATCTAGATGCTAATACAGATGAAAAAATACACGAAATTAAAACATATAACTACGAAAAAGGATTTGACTTAAAAAAACATAAAGATTATGTAGATCAAGTTCAAGTTCAAATGTATGCAAGTGAAATACATAAAGCAGAGATAGATGCTTATGGATTAATTGAAAAAGATTATAAAAATTATTTTAATGATATAGATTTAGATAGATTATCATTTCATGAAATAGAATATGACGAAGAATGGTTAAAAATAGAATATTTACCTAAAGAAAAATATTTAGAAGAATGTTTAGAAAAAGGAAAATTTCCAAATGTAGAAGAATTTAAAAATTGGAGGAATAAGAAATATGACATTATTTAGAAAGTTCAAAAGAGAACAATTAAAAAAAGAATTAGGAACAAACAATATAGCTGAAGAATTTCATAAAAGATATGGTTATAAACCTAACAAAAGCAAACTAGACATCAAACTAGAATTAAGAAAACAACATAAAAAAAGAAAAGAAAGAAGAAAAAAATCAAAAGGAAGAAGTGAAGCAAATGAATAAAGTATGTTTAATAGGAAGATTTACTGCTAAACCAGAACTTAGATATGTAAATGGTGATGTAGCAGTAGTTAAATTCAAATTAGCAGTAAATCGAAAATTTAATAGTCAAGATGGACAAAGGGAAGCAGATTTTATTAATTGTGTCGCCTGGAGGAAAACAGCAGATTTAATTGCTAAATATTTTGATAAAGGAAATCAAATTGGATTAGAAGGTCATATACAAACTGGAAGTTATGAAGCTGAAGATGGAACTAAAAGATATACAACTGATGTTGTTGTAGATGAGTTCTCATTTGTTGAAAGTAAAACTGAAAAAGAAAATAATTCAACACCATACGACTATGAAGAACCAGTGGAAGAACAAGAAGATGATCCATTTGCCGATTTTGGTGAAAGTGTTTCAATTGCTGAAGAACTAGATGATAATTTTTTGGAGTAATTAATGATAGGAAATGCTAAAAAACTTATTGATTGGTTATACGATCAAGATAAAACCAAAGAGTTTGAAATAAAAGAATATAAAGAAAAACGAAATAAAGACCAAAATGCAAAATATTGGAAATTATTAAGTCAATTATCTTTAAAGCTAAGAATAGGTGTAGAAGATTTACATTTTCAAATGTTAAGGTTCTATAGCCCTAGATATGAAATATTAGTTCCTGCAGATAAAGAAATAAGAGGAATTGATTATTGTGAAAAAAAATCAAAGATAACTAAAAATGGAAATGAGTTTAATGTATATCATGTTTATACACCAAGTCATGAATTAACAACAAATGAATTTTCAATTTTATTAGAGGGCTTATGTGAAGAATGTAAAAAACAAGGTATAGAAACTTTAAGTCCAGATGAATTAAGAGAATTGAATTCAAAGGGGGAATAGGTATGAAAACAAAAAGAAGTAAAGCAACTGATATATCAATGTCAGTTAAGAAAAAGGTATTTGAAAGAGATGGTGGAAGATGTGTAGTGTGTGGTAATGATTACAATGTAATGCCAAATGCACACTACATACCACGATCTAAAGGGGGATTAGGAATCGAACAAAACATAGTCACATTATGTACTGAATTAACTAAAAATCAATGTCATAGAAAATATGATTTTGGAACAGCTAATGAAAGAAAAATTATAGGTGATAAAATCAAAGAATATCTTAAAAAAAAATATCCTAATTGGAATGAAGAAGATTTAGTTTATAAAAAATGGAGTGATTAGATGAATTATGAAATATTTAGTGTTGAAACATTACAAAGAATATCAAAAGCATTAGAAATAAATAAAAAAATAATTGAAGAATATCAACTACAATATGGCAATCAACCTAGTAAATTATTAATGGCATTAAGAGAACAAAATAAAATACTAAGGAGTTTAAATGAGAGTAAGCCAAGAGATATACGAGAGATTTATAAATAACTCAATTAATTATAAACAATCTAAATATCATAATAAAAAAGTCACATATGACGGTCACACATTTGATTCACAAAAAGAAGGACTTTATTATTTAAGACTAAAAGTATTATTAGATTTAGGAAAAATAAAAGACCTGAAATTACAAAAAGTATATGAATTACAACCAAGTTTTAAACTTAACGGTAATACATATCGTAAAATCACATATAAAGCTGATTTTTCGTACATTTCAACAGAAGATAATAAATTACATGTAGTAGATGTAAAAGGATTTAAAACAAAAGAATATTTACTAAAAAAGAAGATGATGGCATATGTTCATCAAATAGAAATAGAGGAAATTTAGAAGGGATAGTTATGAAAAAAATTGATTATAAAAAATTAGAAGAAATAACAGTAAAAAATCAAGAAGAATTAGATTTAATACCATTAGATTTTGAAGGAAGAATTTATATTGAGTTTGGAACATGGTTTTCCCCAGCTATAGTTAGAAATAAATATTATCAAAGTGTAGTAGCTAGGGAAAACTCAAGTGTAGTAGCTAGGGAAAACTCAAGTGTAGTAGCTAGGGAAAACTCAAGTGTAGTAGCTAGGGAAAACTCAAGTGTAGTAGCTAGGGAAAACTCAAGTGTAGTAGCTAGGGAAAACTCAAGTGTA